TTCATATTAGTACCCAAATACTCTATCTACTGGTTTAAATACTTTTTCTTTCGAATTTTGAAAAAGCTCTTTCATTACACTAGGGTGCATTGGTCTGCTCATACAACCATATCGTAAGGCATCATAAGCATGGTCTTCTGCATTTGTATCCACATCTTCTGGATTATTTTTATCTAGTGGTAGTAGGGGCAATGTTCTAATTAAATTTACACAATTAGAAAAAACTTTTAATGTTGGTTCATTATCTTTTTCATGTACTTTTAATCGTTTATGAATTTCTAATTTACCATTTATACGACTTTTAGGTGACCTATCTGATGGTCTCCATTTACAACCTTCTTGTATCATTGTTTCAGCTATACTTGGGCCAACGTCTCCACGTCTTGCCCATGTTGATGAATCGAGTACACCATATCGCATAAATTCACTTTGTTCAGCTTCTAGTACTTTTCTAGCAAATTCGTCTGCTGTAATTTTTTTGGTATATAATTCTCTATAAACCCATAGATTATTATCCCAATCAATAGCAAACCATAAGCAACAAGCATTAGAAGAATACCCCCAGTCAGCAGAACGAAAACGAGACCACCCTCTAGGAATTTCAAAAGGGTCGACAACATGGGTTGTTTTATTAAATTCTGGGAACGAAGAATTTTCAAATGCACTCCAGTCGCCTTCTAAAAATTGTTTTCTTTGTACTTCTGGTAATGATGCTAACATGATATAATAATCATCTGTTTGCATCAAATAAGGATTATCCTGTAATTTAGCAGGAATAAATCGTCTTGATATTTTCCTTACACCTGTAGGTGTATCAATAGATACATTGAAAGCTTTATTTGGTTCAGAAGGGTCAACAAACATTTCCTTGACCCACTGAGAACCTATATTCCCCGGATTTCCTGTAGCTCTCATATACACAGGTATTTCCGGGTCTACACTTCTTAGCGATGAACGCAAGAAGTTATATACATCGGGAGTTGGATATTGGGGTAATTCATCTACACCTATCCAAGTGTATGATTGTCCTTGATAACGCAAAACATCTGTCATGTTTTCTGCATAACCAAATTCAATCCTTGCACCAGAAGGAAATCGCCATTCTTTTTCTTGCTCTCTCCATCTTGCACCTTTAAAAGCTCTTGAGTATAAACGCTGTGAATGCGTTATCATATCTCTTAACTCTGGCATTGAACGCCTAATTAAAAGTGCTCGGTGCTGTGCTTTATGACAATATCGCAAAGGGTCAACAAGCATCGCATATGATTTTCCACCACCTCTTGCTCCACCATAAAAGACTTCTCTTTCGGCTGATGCTAGAAATGATGTTTGAGGCCCATCATTTGGTTGAAAGATGACCTCTTGATTTTTAACTAACTCTTGAACATTATCTGGAGTATTATCTAAAGTACCCTCATCAACTAATGTAGTCTCTGTTCCATCAAGAGCTTGACTTATTTCTTTTAAACTTTTCTTTTTATTTTCAGCAGATGTTCTAGCTAATAATAATTTTGTTTGTGCTTTTGCTACTTTAGTTTCTTGTTTTTTTATTGCAAGTCTTGTAGCTCTTTTTGCCTTTTTTAAATCCTCTTGTAAATCTTTTTTTCTTTTTAGTCCTTGAGGTTTCTTTGGCTTTGGAGGAGGTATGTCATTCATTAGGTTCTCCTGTTTATCGCCTTTATCAAACCGACATGAGATATATATCTTCCTGTTGTTGCTGTAACCCACTGGGCTACTTCACGATATGAAGAATTTTCTAAGTACTCTTTAGCTTTTTCTAAAGCTGCTAATTCATTTTCAATTGGTTCTAAACTATGATTATCTTCTGCTAGTTTATAACCAAATGGTACTGTATTACCCTTTCTCGTCTTCAGCATTAATGACATTCATCTCCTTTGCGGGCAATATAAAGATTCCATGTTGAACCTTTGCCTCAATATCTAGTTTTTCTCTTTTCGCTATACCTACTCTATCGAGTATTTGTTTAGCTGCTTCCATACGGATATTTGCTTGGGGGATACTTCCATCTGCATCTAAAGCATTTGCCATGCTTATTGCTGCTTTTGGAGAATGAGCGGCTAGAACATTTTCTGCTTGTTCTATAATTTCATTCTTTAATGCCTTAACTACTTTAGGCCATGTATTAGGGTGATACCCTACTATTTCTCCTGCTTTTTGCGGGCTACCTTGGGCTTCACCAAACAGGACACTAAGAAACTTTTCTTGTTGTTCTGTTAACTCTTTTTCTTTTTTCTTTTCTGGTAGTATTGTCATCTTTTACTAATTTCATCCAATCTAATTTAGGGCCATAATACCAATTTTTACATTTATTGCCAAGCCAATCTGTACCCCAATACCATTGTGATACATGCTTTTCCATTAAATATAAAAATCTTTTGCGGACGTTTTTGGTTTAATTTTTTTTGTATTAAATCCAAATGCTAGTTTAAAAGCTGCTATTAATCCATATGGGTCATCATGTGGATAACCAATACAATTAAGCCCATTGTCTTTTTTGCTTACTTTTTTCCCGTCTTTCTTTTGACCACTCGGGGATATTTTTATTTTCTTTTTCACGTTCTTTGTATCCTCTCTCTGCTGTTGCTAAGATTTGTTCTCTGGCTTTGTCTTCTTTTCCACCCACATCTGATATAATAGATAAGTTAGGAGCAGATATAACTCTTCTAATATTATTATCCCTACACGGAAAGTTTCTTTTACTGATAGGAAGATGTTCTGTAAATTTTTCCCCAGTTTTTTTATTTTCATATTCATATAAAGGCATTATATCTCAGATTTAATTTCTTCCTTTTGGCACTCACAATTCTTGCATTCACAAGACGTGCAAGAACCGCCATTACTACAATGGCAGCCATGTTCACAGTTTTTACAATTATCCATATTATAATCTCTTAAGTGCCATCCATATCTTTCAGACCAGACGGCTTTTTGTAACATTTATTTCTTTCGACCTGCAGTTCGTGTGCGTGCGTATGACCTGTTTGCCCGTTTCGGTTTCATTGCTAAATTCGAACGGGAATTATTTCTAGGGTTATTATCACGATGGGCAACATCCTTGCCATCACCTACTTTTGCAAGACCTGCTTTTTTCATCTTACGTCTTGCTTTATTATTTAAAGCACGATTCTTCTTTCTTTTAAGGGAATCATTACTATTTTCTTGTTTATAATTCCTAACATAATTAGGAGAACTAGGCATTATCTCATAAACCCACGTTTAGGCATAGTATATTTACCACGAGCTGTACGTGTTCCTGCTTTTGATTTAGCTTTAGGATTATATTTATCCTTTTTCTCTGTTTTTGCCTTAGTTTTAACTTTTTTTGTTGGTTTTGCGTATGTGTATGCCATAATTTTTCCTTATTTATGCACTACAAGCAATACATTCCTCTTCTTCAGAAGGAATATTTACTTGTTTTAATTTTTGATTTTCTGCCCGTAATGCTATTCTATCATCATAAGCCTTTTCTAACTTACTATACAGGTAATTCTTATCTTCTTTTAGTAAATCTACGTCTCTTCTTAAGTCAGAGACTGTTTGTGTTAGTTCTGTAATCATTTCTGTTGTTGTCATTTCGTTCTCCCTGTATAAAAAAATTAGATACCTCTGGGAAAACTAGTTATCCCATTGGTGCAGTTGTTAAATTGTGAATGGAACTCGTATTTAGGTATGTCGTGGTGAGTTCCCCTCCCACCAATGAGATTAATATGCTTATCTTAGACGTGTAACCTCTGTATATGTATTTGTATGAGTGTGTTACCTTGCCTTAAAAAAAACATATAATACCTATTATACACCTATTTGAGAATTTGTCAAGTCTTTTTTTCACTTTTTTTAAATTTTTTTACTTTTATGCATTTTTTACTTGACAAAACTGAAAATAGGTGTATAATAGTAATAGGGGCTACCCGGTGGGTCTTATACCTAGTATTTTTAGACCCCTTAAGGTATACCTTAAGGTAACTTTTAATGGCCCCAAATCATGCCCAAACTAGTTTACAATGGTTTTTAGATATTTTCATATGTTGACGTATATGAATACCCCCCTACCCCCCCTGTGCCCCCGCATGCCTTTATAATGTTTACGTTAAACTTTTAACGTTTAATGTTAAATCTAGTTCTAACTAAGAATTTTGGTACTTTTGGAACCGCCAGAAGCTCAAGGAATGGAATAAATGGGCCTGGAATATACTCTGTAATTAGTTAACAGTTATTTAATGTGCCAGAGACTAGAATAAAAGGTATCTCTTAAGTTAACAAACAACAACAAAGTAAAACAAAATAAAAATGAATAGACCAAAAAAAACACCCAGCAATTAAACTGGGTGTCTTTAATAACAGCGTTTAAAATTATTTATTAATCGCTACCTTCTTTTGATTTTCAACAGCATTAACTTTAATTGCGTCTTTATGAATAACACCAAAGAATTTAATATCCTGTTTAGGTAAGCAATGATTGTTATACCAGTTTAACTGACTGATATGTTTTACAACCTTAGTTATTAAATCACCTCTTTCATGGTTATCTAATAAGTCTAATTGCTTACTGATAACTTTAACAGAACTATTAAGAGTGCTTTCAACTTGACCTTGTTTAGTCTCAACAACTTTTCCATCCTTGTTTAAACTATCCAATGATTTAATAAATTTATCGTTGGCTGTTTCAATACTGGTTTTATTAGTTTCTTTTTCACTATTAAAGAACCAATAACTAACCATTTTTTGCAAGTCGTTAAAAGTACATTCAAGAACCTTAGAACCTTCTTTGTTAAACTTATCAGTCATTCCAGTTTTACTGTTTAACTTAGAAGGTTTTAACATCATCATTAAAGCTCTATTACTTTTTGGTTCAGTAAAAAATGAACCATCAAAATTTAGAGGGCTGTCACTATCAATTAAAAAACAAGCAACAGGTAAAGCATCCCTAAGAACTCTTAATAATTGCGGTCTATCTTTTTTGAAATTGTCATAATCCGCTATTAAATTGTTTTTAGCTTTTTCAATTTCTTGATAACCTTTATTAATAAAGTCTATTCCCTTGTCTTTAATCCAGTTTAAAGTATCTTCGTTTAAGTCTGCATTATCAACAAAGCCATGAGACTTTAATTCAATATTGTCTTTAGCTTGAAATAATTGGAATGCTACTTTCATAGTAGCACCAAGTGCATTTAATTGACCTTTTTCACCATTTAATAATTCTTGGTAAAAATCTTTAGTATTTAGTTTAGTAGTCATAAAAAACCTTTTTTTATGGTTTGGTCTGATTAAACTAATTTTAATCATAGGTATCTTTTA